GGCGTCAACACCCGTTCGCCGGGATTCGAGCGCAAGGTGAGTACCCGATCAATCACGTCCAACTGGAGCGGATGGACGTGTTTCTCATCGTCCTCTTCCCGGCTCTCCTGAAACGGAAGCACGCGATCGATTCGCACATCATCCCAGAACGACGAGGCATACTGCCGCCAGATCCAGTGCGAATACCGATTCTGCGTCTGGTCACCCGTCCACCCGCGATAGGGCAACACATCAGCCGGGAGTTTGCGCGCACCCGCGTAGTCGAGCAGTCCGGTCGGGTGAATGATCGGGATCGGATTCTTCCCCCGCTTGCGGAAGATGAGCACCGAATCAGCGCCGGCAATGTCCGCGAGGGACGAATCGTCGACGACGGTGCGATGCGCGAGCCCGCGGGCCATCGTTCGCATTCTCACGGCCAGCGGAGGTTTCCAGACGAGATGCCGTGCAATGTACTGAAAGCCGAACCGTTCATGCAGTCGGATAATCTCGCCGGGGAAATCGAACAGCACCCCGTCACCGACCGGCACATCCATCGCATGCACGGCCGTCAACCGTCCCGGCAACGTCAAGCGTGCGAGCTGCTCGACGATGAAGGCGTAATGCTCCATGAACTCATCTTTCGATCGCGCGTTGCTTAAGTCTCGATCGCTGGAGGAGTAGTGGTAGAGGCCGCAGAAGGGCGGGCTGTAGACGGACAGGTGGATCGAGGCCGAAGGTAAGGTCGGAAGCAGCTCGCAGGCGTCGCCGTGATAGAGCGCATACGTCGGTGTCAGGACGGGTTGCATGCAAGTGGCTCCTGCATCCAGTCTGGTAATGGCATCGAGGGTGAGGGTTCATCGTGACGGATGACGCCCATCGCGGAACGCATGTGTTGTACCAACATGGCGAACATCCGATCGGCCGCTTCAGATTTACGTCGCAGGTTCCCGAGCACATCCGCTTCGCCAGCCGTCGAGACGACATTCACCGTCACCGGCCGCGTTTGCCCATAGCGCCAGCACCGTCGCACCGCTTGGTAGTACTGCTCGTAGGAGTGCGACGGGAACACGCTCAGATGCGCGCAGTGCTGCCAGTTCATCCCGTGCGAGGCCATGATCGGCTTCGTGACCAGCACGCGCAACTGGCCCGTCCTGAACGCTTCCAAGCGTTCTTCTTTGGCTTCGTCCGATTGAGCGCCGCTGACCTGCTGTGCGTCAGGAATCATCTGCTCCAGTAAATCGGCTTCGTCGTTCAGGTGACACCACGCGATAAACGGATCGCGGGTGTCGGCATACTCCGCCACGGCTTCGCAGCGTTGGCGGATCGTGGTGCGCCGTTCGGCCCGTTGGTCCTTGAGCGTCGCCGCCGGCACGATGAACAGATACCCGTCGAAGGGTCGAGAGGCTTGCACAATTTCAACGTGCGTCTCGAGGGGCGGGAGGATGAATCGACCGTCATCAAAGCCGAGGTCTGACGGCTTCCGCAATGCTCGCGCCCACGAGCAGAGCCAGCGCCAGAACGCACCCTCTGCGTGCGGTTTGAAGCGCCATTTCGTTTTGTAGGACATGGGCTCAATCGAGGACTCGTCATTCTTAAAAAACATGGCGAGCATGTCGGTGTAGCCCATTTCGCCGAGTACTTCACTTGAAGTACCAAGCTCGATCGAATCGTTGGGGGCGGGCGTGGCCGTGCAGAGCAGGCGATAGGGTAAACGGCGAGCGAACTCCGTCACGGCCGCTTTCGTGGCGCCCTCGACATGCTTCAAAATACTCGACTCATCGCAGACCACGCCTGCGAATCGAGTTGCGTCGAACAGGTGCAGCCGTTCGTAGTTGGTGATGACAATCGTTGCGGAGGTCGGGACGTGTCCGTCTCGACTCCGCAGGCAGGAAATGTCGAATTTCGCCGCCTCCTGCACCGTCTGAGCCGACACGGACAACGGCGTCAAGATCAGCACAGACTGATTCGTTTGCTCGACCACGTTCTGCGCCCAAGCGAGTTGGATCGGGGTTTTGCCCATACCGCAATCGGCAAAGATGGCCGAGCGACCTTTCCGGGTACTCCACGCGACAAGTTCAGCTTGGAAGTCGTACAGCCAAGAGGGTTGAAACACGGGCGCGAATCCGTGCAGGCCCGCGAGCTGCGCCTTGCGAGTGAGAAACTCCGCATAGGTGCTCATGCGACTGGCCGGATCTCGCGCACCCACTCGCCCCACTGCGAAGCCATTGCTTGAGCGATGCCGATATAGGTCCGGCTTCGGTTCTTCCAGCGATCAGGCGATGGGGCCATGCGCCAGCAGCGTTCCTCGCGCCCGGTGACAATCTCCGTTGGCGTGAGGCGCGGCAGACCTTTCAGCCAGAGGCAGGTCGCCTTCGTCTCCGCGTGACCAAACTGCCACGGTTGGATGATCTGGTCCGGTTTCCGAATGCGGCTGCTGATGATCGAGACCGGGTTCTCGACACAGATTCGAGGAACGGGCAACTCGAGAATCCAGCGCACGAACGCCAACGCTTCGGCCTGCTCCGATTGCTTCCGAGCAAAGTAACGCGCACCACTTACGGCGAGATGCGTGCAGGGCGGATGCGCGATCACCAGATCAGCCGTGCGCCAGCAATAGTCAGACAATGTGCGCGCATCCATTTGCAGATGCAGTCCAGACTGTTCAGTCGGGAGCAGATCGCAGGAGACCGCTTCGTGGCCCTGCACTCTGAATGCCTCGCGAACGATGCCTGAAAATTCGCACAACACTAAAACGTTCATGCAATCGCCCGATGCTCGCGGATGAGTTCATAGCCCAAGGCTTTGAGCACTCTGGCACCAGCCGAGCGTCGGCCTTTCAGCACGTCGGTGAGGTATTGCGGCGAGACGTTCGCCAACCGTGCAAAGGCGATTTGCGTGCCCAATTCTTTAACTTTGGCGCGAATCAGCGTCCGCACTTGCGTATCGGTCATACTACTCGGCGAGTATACCACGATTATATGGTTGACGTATACCCTGCGTTAGTGTAGTCTTGACTCATGCACACCACCGACTACCGCCTCCCGAACGGCCGGATCGTCGCCGTCCAGACAGACGCCGCCAAGGGTGCGGCGCTGATTGATTTCACCCTCGCCGATGGCCGGATCACGCAGGCCGTGCGCGCCGACATTCCGTTCCCGTCCTACGAGACGCGCGCTGCGCTTCTGCAAGCCACAAAGGATTCAACCCGATGACGATCACTCTGCACCCCCTGAACGAGACCGGCCGCCTGTTACTGGCGAACGGGGTGGAAGAAGCCTTGATGCGCATGAACGCCTCCACCGATGGCCTCCATGCCGACTTGGACAAACTCGGGATCCAAATCGATCGGCTGCTGAACGAGCGGGCGCACATCATCGACGTGCTCTCGACCTTCTATCGGGCGGAGCACTCCATGAGCAGCATCATGCCGCTCTGTGTCCTCGCCGAACAACTCAATCCCGCCCTGAAGGAGCCGCGATGAGTTGGATGCGCTTACTGCCTGACCACTTCGACATGCCGTCAGGCGACGGGAAGCCTGACAAGGCGACCCGCATCTGGCGCGAAGAACAACGCGCGATGGCCGCTCGGGGGGAAATTCGCATCTGCCTGCACTGCGGCCATACCCTGCATGCGGATGAAACGGACACCTGCCGCCTGTGTGCGGTAGACATCTCTGAAGAAAGAGAGGACTGAATGCCGAGAGGACCAATGACCGCCGCGCATAAGCGAGCCATCGCTCGTGGTAAAGCCGCTGCGAGGAAACGACGTGAGCAAACCACAAGGCCGAGCCCGACGCCAGACCCGGCCATGAATGGCGCGCTGGTCGAGCAGCGGATTGTCCTGCATCTGCAGGATCAGACCTTTGAGTTGACGCTGACGGAGTTTCAATCGTTGCGCGATGCCCTCAATCACATCACCAGCACGACAGCCGCGCCAGTCCAGAACAAAGAGACCCCATGAACCTCCATTGCACGGATGACCAGATGAAACGGATGGCCGCGTTGGCCGTGAATGCCTCGTTCCCGGCGGGCCTGGGATTTCTCCACTTCAGGCAAGAGCTGCACGTCACGGCCGACGACATTCCCCTGAGGGGCGACGTGATCGTCATCGATTATTACGAGGGGCGCATGGTGAAATTCCGCGCGCGCAAAGTCGGGGACGACACGTGGAACGTACCAGATCGAATCAGTGGCGAGTATGAATCATGGATTACCACGTACGACTCCTATCAACACCTCTTTGATGCCGTGACGAAAGAATCCGCATGAACGCCAATCCCGCCATGCGCCGTCGCGTCTCACTGGACGAAGCCCTGCGACGCATTGGCGATCAACCCGACATTCATACCTTTCGCAGCACGCAACCCAATATTCTCACCGGCTGCGATTGGGACCGCGACGAATTGATTGCCTATATCACCGCACACGGCGTCGAGGACAGCGGGCCAGAGGCGACCGCGATGGGTCACACGCTTGTGGCGAATGCCGACGCCCATCCGCTATTTATTGAAGCTGCGCCACCGGACACCCCATGAACGCCAACCCCGACGACTTCGCGCTAACGCCCCCACCGGTCGATCCGCTGCCCTTTGAACGGCTCCTGCGCGATCCGAACGTTGATCCCGCGAAGCTCGAGAAGTTCATGGCCTTGTGGGAGCGGATGCAGAAATTAGAAGCGATCAAAGCCTTCAACGAAGCCTTCAGCGCGATGCAAGGCGAGCTGCCCACGATTGATGAACAGGGGCGCGCCGTGGTGCCCAGTCAGCGCACCGGCACGACGCATTCCTACACCTATGCCCGTCAGGAAGATATCATCGAAATCGTGCGACCGATCCTGACGAAACATGGGTTTTCAATCCGCTGGCGCCATGTCTAGCCTGAGGGCAAGGTCAAAACCATCGGTATTCTCTCACACCAATTCGGACACTGGGAAGAGGATGAATTCGAGGCGCGTCCTGACACGACGGGCAGCAAAAATGAAATTCAAGCGGTCGGCTCCACGCGCACGTATGGCGAGCGCTATACCACCCGATCTTTGCTCGGCATCGTGAGCCGTGACCCGAACGATCCGGCGCGGGACACAGACGGCA